ATGGCGTTTTTGAGATGCAGAAAGGGATCTCGGTTCTGGCATGCTTGTTTTTATGTACCTACCGCTGCCGGAAAGTGGAAACTTGTCACTCATAGTACCAAGATTGAAGTTGCTCCGGCTGGTGCTATATCTGAGAAGGATGCTCAGAGGCTTTTAAGCAGCGGTATGGAGCCAGAGAAGGTGGAGGCTCTAAAGGAGGCGGGAATGTCCGCGACGGATGCGCGGAAGCTGGCTCAAAAGGTGGCTGATGCGTGGGAGTCCGCCGCAAAGAAGGGATGGACTGTTTTCCATATACGAAAGGTGATTGGGGAGCTGGCTGTAGAGGTGACAGGTGAGGAGGTTTCTGCTCCTACTGTGCGTGCTTGGTTTGGCGATTTTATTGCCGGGTTGGGCAGAAGGGGGAAGTCTGTTGCGACTGTCCGGAATTATCGGAATGCCACAAACAGGTTTTATGCATTTTTGGAAGATAGGGTTGATTGGTCAATAGAGCGTATTACTCCCCGCATGATGAATGATTTTATGTTGGAACTGGCCGGAATGTTTGCCGTCAAGACGGTGAAGAAGGAGTTTGGGATGGTTTGCGCTGTTTTTAATGCTGCTGTTAAGTTGGGGGTAATTGAGAGGAATCCCGGAATGGGAGTGGAGTTGCCGAGGGATAAAAAGACGGATTCCGGAAGAACTGCCCGGCGCGGTTTTACGCTGGAAGAGTTGCGGAAAGTGTTGGAGCGATGCGATGATGAGTGGAGGAGTATGGTGTTGTGTTCTCTTTATCTTGGCGGTCAGAGGCTGGGGGATGTGGCGATGCTGAGGTGGGATGCTGTGGATTGGGATAAGGGAGTGGTGAAATTGGTGACTCAGAAGACGGGCCGGGAGATGGTGGTGCCGATGGTTCCGGCTTTGGCCGGAGTGTTGCGCGAGCGGCAAACTGTCTGTGGAGAGGATGCCGTGTTTGTTCATCCGTCCCGTGCCGAGATGTATGAGCGGTCAGGGAGCGGCAGATTGTCTGCGGAGTTTTCCGGGATGTTGTTTGATGCCGGTTTGATTGACCGTGATCCACGGTTGGCCGGGAAAAGGTACAGGAAATTAACTCCGGCCAGAGACGGAAAGAGAAGGGTGAAGAATGAGCTGTCTTTCCACTCTTTGCGTTATACAGTGGCGACGATGCTGCATGATGCAGGAGTGGTTCCGGCGATGGTGCAGGAGATTGTTGGGCATTCTTCTGCCGCTGTGCATGCCGGGTATATTAAGTTTGGCGCGGAGGCGACGGAGAAGGCGTTGGAGAAGTTGCCGGAGTTGTAAAGTTTTTTCTTTATTTGATTTAAATTATAATTATTGTGACGATATGTGTGCAATGCGATTGGTAAGTAAGAGGGAGAATCCTGTTAGTGCGCTTTTGGCTTCTGAAAGTAGAGAACACGCAAAAAGGTTTATAGATATACGGGTATTGTCTACCGAAGGGATAGAGGATGAAATAGATGTTTTGAGAAAATTGGCTAAAGATTATTATGAGGTCTGTGATGAAAATGTAAAACTTAAGAAAAATATATATGATATTAACAATGAATTGAATAAATTGAATTCTATAAGAGAAAAAGAGGTTGAATTATTAGGGGATTTAAAGAAAAAATTATATTCTTGTTGGGTAAATTCTAATTGTTTTATTCAAGGGACAATTTTCTTTTTCGCTGTAATTTTGAGTGTCATAGGATTTATATACGATGGTTCTTTTATTGGCCCTTTCGTGTTGTTTTTAATTGGAAGTCTGTTATCTCTTCTGAAGGGGTGGGATAGAAATGAACATTATGATTCAATGATGTATATTTGTTCAAAATTGTTGCTTGATAATAAGGTTGTAGATAGCAATGGAGATGATGGCCCTTTAACAATGAAAGAGCGTCTTGGTGTGGTAATGGTTGTTGTGCTAGTGACAATTTTTTTGAGTTTCATTACTGTGGATTGGTCAGTTATTTTTTGATGGAAGGAGTTTGGGCGCGTATTTTGTTTCGCCTAAAGTCTCATCATTGTTTTTTTATTTGTTAGAAAAAGCAAATTCTAACAAATATTTCTTGAAAAGAAGGTGCGGTTGTGGCAAGGAGTGGCTTAGTTCAGCGGGGACATTTTTTCCCAAATATCCAAGTCAAAATCACAATTAGAGAAGTAATAACCGATGATGTTACGCAGAGCCTGATTTTCTCTTTGCGCCCGGATTAGTTCCGATGCGCAGTATGCCGAGAGTTTCTTCGGTTGTGCGTTTCCGGGTGGCGGGATCGGAAGATTCCGTATGGGAGGGGAGGCCTTGTTTGGCTGTCTCCTGTTTTTCCGTGCCTTGTTGTTGAGAGGCCAGCCGGGCAGCAAGGCGTTCTCCTATATCTTCTTGTTCACTACACCATTCAACTGCCATTGTACAGTAAGCGGAGAGTTCCATGCGGAGGCGTAGAGCTTCTTTTTCCACCCGTCTTTGAGTGTCATAGTCTAATCGCAATTCCATTTTTCCGCGATTGTCCTGATTCGGCAAATTAGAAGGTTGTATAGAAGATTGATACTGTGTTTGAAGCATCAATTCATTAATTTTCAAAATGGCCTTAGCAGGGACAATACCTTTAGTTTCAAACCATTTTTCTACAGTTCTCTTAGATTTGGCCCCACACTGTTTAGCGAGCCATTCTCGGTCTTTTCCTATTGTTTTGAGCCAAGATTTTATTTGTTCTTTGCTAGGCGTCATGGGCTAACAATACGGTCTTTTTGCGTATTGGCAAGATGATTTTATTTCTGCTGTACGAAAAAAAATCGTGTTTTGCTGTTGACGAACACGGTATTTTTTCGTATTTAGGCGACATGCGAAAGACAGAGCGACCGGAAATAGATTGGTTGGGCCTGAGTCCGCGAGCAATGGCGCGGGTGATGGAGCTGAGTGAGCAATTAAAAATTACTCCTAAAAAGGCGTTTGAGTTGATGGTGGCGGAAGCTGCCACACAAGGAGCCGATGTGAAAGAAGCATCCGCAAGCAGGAAGAAGCTGAAAGCAGGGACTGTGGCATGATGGATTTGATGGAGGAGGTTGAAGGATTGGAGGAGTTGGAACAGGCGATGTTAGAGGAGTTGATGTTGCTGGGGTGGGATTACAGTCACAGTCCTCTTTATTGAAAAGATTTTATCTCCCGGCTCTAAGGTGGAGGCCAAGAACAACAACCAACAACTGAATGATATGGGTGTAATTGAAGATGATGGCTGGCATGGGGGTAATCCCTGTCCGGGAGGCCATTTTCTGGCGCATGATGAGGAGAGCATCAAGCCCAACCTGCGGAGGGATGAGAGGGCATGGTGTCCTTTGGTTCCCTCCGCAGGAAGGGTGCTCCCGGTGAGGATGGGTGATTTGCCTTGGGGAGGCAGGCCTTGCATGCGGGCGTATGGTACACCGGGGAGGTGCTGCCGGGTGAGAGGGTGGTTGTGGGGGATTGGGGTAGTGGCGTGTGTTGTGTTGATTGGAGGTGTTTATGTCTGCGGCTGATGATTTTAACAAGATTTTGTTTGCGGATGCCGTGCTGGATTTGCTGGCCGCAAAAGTAGTGGCCCGGTTGGCTGCAACGGGTGGAGGTCAGGATCAGGCTGCGGGAATACAGGTGAAGGTGGAGAGTGGGCAGGATTGGGTGAGTGCGAAGGTGGCCCGTGCGGTGCTGGGGCGTAGTGATTCATGGCTTCACCGGACGGCTCAGCAACATCCAGAGATTAAGCGATCCATGAAGCAACCGCACCAGAAGGTGGGCCGTCCGTTGTACAGCTTGCGGAGGATTTACCGAATTTTGGAAGATTCCGAAACAACCAAGAACCAAAACCATGAATAACAATGTGAAAGAACGGCCCGTCCTGTTCGGCGGGGACATGATCCGCGCGCTATTGCAGGAATACAGCATGCCCGGCCAGTACAAGAACCAGACGCGCACCACGCACGGCCTGCACCGGTTTAATGATTTCCCGAAATTTCTGGAAGAAAAAAGCTGGGAGATTCAGGAATTCATCGAAGTCGAACCCGGCGTGTGGCTGGCTGTCTCCAACGACGAAGAAGGGGAATTCCCGGATATATTTGATCCGTGGGTAAGATGCCCCTATGGGAAAGCGGGTGATCGACTGTGGGTGAAAGAAACTTTTTTCGAGGTGTACAATGATCAATTCCAGCCCACCGGGAAATATTGCTACGCCGCCACTCACCAAGGTTATGTAAATGTCTTGGACGACGACGGAGGCATCAAAATTAACAAAGATGGCTCGGATGCGTCACCATGGAAACCCAGTATTCACATGCCGCGTCGGGCCGCCCGGATTTTACTGGAAGTGACGGAAGTAAGAATTGAGCGGCTGTTAGACATTACTCCGCAGGATGCCCAAATGGAGGGCATTGAAAGCGTTTGGCACGACGAAATGACTGATGCCCACTTATGGAAGGATTATTCAGGGAAATCCAATGGATTGGCTTTTGCCCGGATGTCTTTCTTTTCCCTGTGGGATAAAATTAAAGGAACCGGATCAGCTAAAATGAATCCGTGGGTATGGGTGATTAAGTTCAAGGTTTTAACAATTAACGGAGATATTAAATGAAAACGCCTAAATGCCCGCTGTGCGGAGGAAGTTTTGAACTATTTGAAGAAGGGGCGAATATCTACCTTTACCAGTGCTTAGATTGTCCTTTAGCTTCGTCGGTATCTTATACAGAAAAAGGTGCATTAGAAAATGCAAAGGAACTTATCTCCAAGTTCCCGCCTATCATGAGGGTTTGGCCGGGAGATAAGGTGAAACTCTACGAAGACCGGCATCCTAAAAAGATCATCGGAAAGAACGCAGACCGGGGGATTCTTTATCTGGAAACGGCTTCCGGGCCGCCTGAACCCGTGCGGCAGGACGATGTGGAGCTGTGGCCGTGGGAGATTGAGCAGATCAGCAAAAGTTGTGATAATTGTAAATACTGTACCAGTCCTTTCTATAAGTCTCCTTGTTTCGAATGCGTAGATTTTAAGAATGAGACTTATAAATATTGGGAACTCGATCAGAAAGGAGGGAACGAATAATGAAAAGGAACCCTCACGTTATCGTTCAGAAAGTTTGCCCGTGCGCCAGAACCAAAGACGGAAAATACCGCGTTCTCTCTGCAATTGTACGCCACAAGGGACTCATAGCCCGCTTTTGCGTAGAGTACCCCACGAAACGTCATGCCCGGTGGGCGCAGCACCTTATTTGCACGACAAGGAATCATACACGTCTGCGAGTATTTGATGAACTTAAAGCCTTGATTGAGAAAGGAGAGAGAACAGGAGTACTATTTTAGAACTAAGTATAAAAGCCTCTATGAATAAACAACGCCGCAAAGAAATAGAAGACCTGCATGACGAACTCCAAAACCTTCAAGAAAGGCTGGAAACGATCATGGAGGAAGAAGAAGAGTATAAAGATAACCTCCCGGAAAACATGCTTAACCGCATAGAGCAATCTGAAAATGCCATTTACGCCATGCAGGAAGCCTGTGAATGCATAACAAGTGCCATAAACAACCTTGAAGAAATCGAATAATCCCCATGAAAAAGACAAGACAATTTGACGACATTAAAAACGGTGAACTGATACGCTTCCTTGTTGAGCCTTCATCATCTCCTTACGAAAAGGAGGTAAAAGCACATTGGGATTTTGGCATTGTCGTTTGCGACTATATGAAAAACTTCTTTGCTGTTGCCACTACAGGGAAATGGAATGCTTTTTACACTTTCAACATCCGTAAGGACGGCATGGACAAGTCAGGGAAAGGAGCCAAACAGATTGCCTTCCGAATATCGCCGCAAGAAGCGGAAAATAATGTTGCTATTCAGCGGTTTTTAAAAATCCGTGAACAAATAAAAGCACTCGAAGAGGAAGCTACGGACATAGGCAAAAAGTTGAGTGAAGGGGAAATAATCATGTTTCCGGAATATCCGTTGCCTGAGGATTAAACGTCTGATCAATCATGAAGTCTGAAACGAGATTCATCATCTATAGACCAATGGGAACCAAGAAAGGAGGAACAGGACAATGACTGAGCGGGAAAAGGCTTTTGAGAAAGCCAGAAAGATTTACGCCCTCGTTCAGGAGGGAATAGACGGAGAAAAGGAATCCGCAAGAGTGGCATTTGAACGCATTTGCCGGGCACACGGTTTCGGCGAGGATGATTTCAACGATGAAATTATAGGCGAGTTTAAGATGCAGTATAAAAACCAGATGGAAATGAAGCTGGTCGCCCAGATTGCGGCGGTGTGCCGGGGTTCCTACGGCTCTTTCGAGTATAAACCTTATTTCAAGACGGTGTATCTAAAAGTTTCCCGGAAGGATTACGTCAGGGCCATGATTATGTATGATATGCTGTTGCCCCACTTCCGAAAGGAGTTCAGGAAGGGAAATGACAAGTATAAGGAAAATTTAAAGTATTGGTCTGATGCGGAGACGATTGGAGAACACGGTGCGAGATTTTGCATTTTGAAGCGCAAGCGAATTAAATCCGAACAGGCCCGGTTCCGCGCGAAGTTCGCTTCCGCTTTTATTCTGGTGCATGATTTATATCCCAAGAAGGAGAATGGAGAAGATGCGGAAGACGAGGACTGGGAAGATGAAAATGAACGAGGCCAGAAGCTGATCGGCAAACCCGGTGGCAGGAAGAAGGCGGTTCAGAAAGTCGATATGGAGAAAGTGATGATCTCCATGGGGATTTCCAAGATGGAAGTAAGGGACAGAGTAACCAACGGTGAATTGCCGGCATGAACGGAGATTTTGCCCGCTACAAACAAGGAGCTATGTTCCATTGGATTAAAGACCGCCACGAAAAGTGTACGGTCAAGTGGTTATGAATTACAATTCCAACTGACTTTTTTAACGATGCCGCGCAGGGAAATCAGAGACTGGTGTCAGGAGGTGGAGATGGATGAATTAAGCTCCACAGGGGAGCGCGTGTACGTTCGGCTGCGGATGGCGGCAGATAGTGCAGGGAGGTTCTACGGGGACGCGGAGTGGGTGCTGAGCAAGTGTTTTTCCTGTCGGGTGAATCTGGTCGTGGAAGAGGTGGAGAAGGCCCTGTGCGAGCTGGAGGCTGCCGGAATGATCGTGCGGTATGATGCGGAAGGCGGACGGTATCTGGCGATTACGGAGTGGGGCGTGAGACAGAGGAGCGAGCCTAAGTTTCCGGCTCCTTCTGTGAGGGTTGCAACGATTGAGGAGGCCGTGTCAGACGATTGTCCGTCAACTGTCAGTCAGTTGTCAGACAAGTGTCAGTCAGTTGTCGGACATATGTCAGACAGTTGTCAGACATCCCCCCTTTCCCCCTCTTTCCCCCCCACACCCCCCTATTCTTCCCCCATACCCCCGCACCTATCCGCGCGGGGCCGCGCGCGTGCGGGGGAGGGCCGTTTGGACGGTGGATCGGAGGATTCCGGGGTGGTTCATGTGGAGGCTACGCCTCCGCAAGTGCCTGATTCTGACGAATCAGGAGGTGCTTCAGATTCTCGCGGCGGTGTGATAACCGATTTGTTAAGTAGTGTTAATGTTTTCAGAGCTAGTGAATTGCCGTTTAAAGAGGAGGTGGCCGGGGTAGTGCCAAAAAGGCCGAAGCGGTGTGCGGGCGTGTATGCTTTCGATGTGCCGGGGAGTGTGGAGGAGGTGCTGGCCGAGATGAGGAATGGTTTGCATTACTCAGAACGGGAAGATGAGCGTGTGAGGATGCTGGCGACGGATTTTTACGAGCATTACAAGGACGGGAGGACTGCGGGAGGCGGGTTGCTGAAGAATTGGAGGTATAAGGCGAAGGTTTGGCTGCAAGAGAATGCGCGGAAGTGGCAGAAGGAGCGGTTGCGGGAGGAACAGAAGGGCCGTGGCCGGGCCGCAGGTCAGGGAGTGAGAGAGGATATTGTGATTGATGCAGAAGGGTTTTAATGATGAATGATGATTTAGATGATGTGTTGTCCCGGATTGCGCTGCATGTGGAGAATGATGTGGCAGAGGCGGAGCCGACGATGTTTGATGATGCCGATGTGGTGTTTTCCCGCAAGTTGAAGCGGCTGAAGATGTGGGGCTGGCCGGAACAGTATTGCAAGCTGAAGCTTCCGTTTGCATCCGTGGAGGACGTGGATGCGGAACGCAAGGCCGGGATGTTGAGGGCTTGGCTGCTGGGGATGGCCGGGAAGGGGATGCTGGCCGTGGTGCTTGGCCTGAGAGGTACGGGCAAGACGTTGTCCGCCTGCAAGCTGGCGCGGGATTGCGGGTATGAGAGGGCATGGTATTTCAGCGGGGATGGCCTGTACCGGGAGAGGCTGGCGAAGATTGGGCTGGGAGGCAGTTTTGAGCGTGATTTTGCCGTACAGATAGGGCATCGGCGCAAGAGTTTGCTGGTGCTGGATGAGTTTCAGCGTGGTATTGGGTACAAGGGGGAAGGCAGGGATTTGAGTCTGGATTTTTTTGAGGAGGTGGTGAATGCACGATATAACGCGGAGTTAGATACTGTGATTGTGGCTAATTGGACGCAGGAGGATTTTAATCAGTTTATGCCGGATAGCGTGAAGGATCGTGTAATCCAGCGGAGGAGTGAGAATCGCGGCGGGGTCAGGTGGTGTGGTTGGCGGAGTTTCCGGCGTGCGTGACAGATTTCCCGGAACGGGTGTTCCGGAAAAAACAAAGACAAGAAACATAATAATATAAATATATTATGACTAAAAAGACAGTAAATAAGAGCAAGGCGGGGAAGAGTGAGGACATGAAGGCAACACAGGAGGATGTTGTGCGGATGTATGGCGATAGCATGGTTTGTGAGCCGTGCTGTGATCCGTGCTGTGAGCCTGATGAGGCGTGTTGTTGTGATGATGCCGACCGGCGCGAGGTTATTAGCGCGCCGGGTATGGGACGTGTTGGACGGCGACAGGCACGGCAGGGCAAGAAGTACCACGGGGAACGGCTGAAGCTGCTGGTGGAGGTGTGCGAGAAGTGGTGTTTGTTCCGTCAGCCGTGGAATACGCTGTTTATCCGTGATGCGCATGCTCTGATTGATTTGGGCTTGCTGGAGTATGTGAAGTCTGATAACGGATATATTCAGGTTCAGCCTACGGAGACGGGCATTGACCGGTACAAGACGATTGTGGCCGGGGTGTTCGGGGTGGAGGTTGAGGTTGCCTGAAGTGGCGGGCGGTTGAAGCGTTAATGCGTATGTGATGGTTTGAACGGAGGAGGATGCGGCCATGTGGAGGGCCGCCCGTTCAGGCCGTTGCCACAACGGCGATGAAGATGTATCGTTTGGTGGCGGCGACGGTGAGAGCGGTGTGTTTTGGGGAGCTGGAGATGACGCCGCTGGATTTTCTGGTTCTGATGGCGGTGGGGGAGCTGGGAGAGGTTGAGTGCAGAGGGGTAGTGGCGTGGTGCCGGGCGCGGAATAGCCAGTCTGTTTCCAATGCGCTGGCAAGGTTGCGGAGGATGGGGCTGCTGGAGGTCAAGGGGCAGAGGCCCTGCGTGACGTATGCGGCGAGCGCGGAGGGGAGGAGGGTGATAGAGGGCAGGTTTGCAAGATTAAGGTTAAGGATGCAAGATGAAGAAGTTAAGCGATAAGGAAGATGAGTTTTGCAAGATGGTTGTGTGGGAGAGTTTTACTCCCCGCGCGGCTTATGCGGTTGTGTGGAATCCCGGTGATGATGCGAGCGCGAGCGCAGGAGCGAGCCGCAAGATGAGGGAGCCGCACATTCAGGAGGAGCTGAAGAGGTTGAGAGCAGAGCTTGATGATGGGTATGCCCTGAGCGCAAAGGAGAAGAGGAGGTTTTTGGCGAAGCTGGTGCGCGGGGAGGTGGGCGTGGATTTGGGGCTGTTTGATTCCGTCCCTACTGTGCAGGAGGTGATGACTGCGATTAAGATTGATAATGAGATGGCCGGGCATAATGCGCCGTCTGAGGTTCATGTTGGGGGCCCTACGTTGGCGGAGGCTATTTTCGGGTTGTTGGGTGATCAGAGTTTGAAGGTGGGCGGCAATAGTGAGACGGTGACAGATGGCGAGTAGAGGTTTTTTCCCTCCCATTAATGGTATGGATGATGCCGTGTTGGGCAGGTTTGCGGAGGTGCTTGGAGACAGGGAGTGGCGGCTTAATCATTTGTATTGGGTGGAGAGCAAGATGGTGAAGGGTGGGGATAAGGTGGTGCGGTTCCGCATGAACAGGGTACAGCGCAAGTTGCACCGGGGGCTGCATCACCGCAATGCTATTTTGAAGAGCCGCCAGATGGGGATCAGCACTTATCTTGCGATGCTGGCGTTGGATTGCATGTTGTTTGTTGATGGGTTCCATGCCGGGATTGTGGATAAGTCTTTGCCGGATGCCGAGAATAAGCTGGGCAAGATCAGGTTTGCATGGGACAGGCTGGATTATGTGCCTGCACATGCGACTGATGAGGATTTGTGGCTGGCGAGGCTGGGCCGGATGATTAAGGAGAGGACTGGCAAGCTGGTGAAGAGCAAAGGGCTGGTGCCGGTGTATGCTAATGACCGTGAGCTGAGGTTTGCCAATGGGAGCGATATTTATTCCGGGGCCAGTTTGCGCGGCGGCACATTGGATTTGCTTTGGCTGACGGAGTTTGGGAGTACGGCGTGCCATTTTCCAGCCAAGGCTGCGGAAATATTGTCCGGGGCGTTTAATACGGTGCCGAGCGACGGGTTTTTGTTTAACGAGTCAACGCATGAAGGGGGCAGAACCGGGCTGAATTATGAGATTATGAAGGGGGCGCTGGATTTGACGGGGAAGAGGCTTTCTAATGTGCAGTGGAAGTTTTTCTTTTTCCCGTGGTTTGAGGATGCCGGTTATACGCTGGCCGGAGAGGGGTATGATGTGCTGGATGAGGACAGGGCGTATTTTGACGAGTTGAGGGAGAAGGGTATCAGCCTGAGTCAGGAGCAGATGGTGTGGTACAGCCACATGAAGCAGACGCAGGGAGAGTTGATGAAGCAGGAGTACCCGAGTACGCCGGAGGAGGCGTTGTGGCCGCATGTGTCGGGGGCGATTTATGGTGCCGTGATGCACAGGTTGCGGGCGCAGGGGCGCGTGGGGGCGGCGTTTGCCGTGGAGCCGGGGTTTCCGTTAGTTTCCGCATGGGATTTAGGGTTGAACGATAGTACGGCTATTTGGGCGGCGCAGGTGGTAGGGTATGAGGTGCGGCTGCTGAAGTTTTACCAGTCCAGCGGGTTGGGGATGACGGAGTATGCCGAGGTGATTCGTTTGTGGGAGCGCGAGTTGGGGATGAGTTTTGATGAGCATTTGTTTCCGCATGACGGTAACCGGAGGAATTGGGGCGGTGATCCTATGTCTCTTTTTCGGAATACCGGGATTGGAGGGCGGCTGGTGAGGGTGCCGAGGATTCCGCGCGTGTGGATGGGGATTGATGCCGTGAGGACGATGTTGAAGAATGCGGTGTTTCATGAGGATTGTCTGAAGGAGTGCCGGGGTGAGGGTGATGTGAAGTTGTTGAGCGGGGTGGATTGCATTGCCGCTTACCGCAAGAAGACGGTGCTGGAGGATGGGGTGAGCCATGATGTGCCGGAGCATAACGAGGCGTCTCATGGGGCTGATGCGTTGAGGACGCTGGGCGAGGCGTTGAAGAAGGGGCTGGTGTCACGGGCGAGCGGTTTTGTTAGCCGTGAGGAGTCTGGCGGATGGCTGGATGAGGATGATGATTGGGGCGGAGGGAACAGGAGCGGAGGATTGGCGAGGATGGATTGATTTTTTTGTGTGTTTGTTGTTGATGGTTTGCGTGTTGTGTGGGTATCTAATTGAATGATTAGATGCGTTTTTGTTTTTCCGTGGTATGAGTGGGGTATGGGTTTCAAGAAGAATATGAAGGGTGAAGCTCCTCCCGTTCAGGCTCCGAAGGTGGAGACGGTGAGTGCCGGGGAGAGCGAACATGCGGCGAAGCGCAGTTTACTGGAGGAGCAACGCAGACGGCGAGGCAGGGCATCAACCCTGCTTGCGAGTGAGGTAGAGAGGCAGCATGGAGGCGCGGCTAGTGGTAAACGGGAGACGTTGGGATGAGCCGTCAGGATGAGGCGGATGAGCTGGTGCGCCTGTATAACGGGTTGAGGAAGCAACGGGATGAGCTTGCAAAGACGTGGCAGTTTGCCCGCTGGTATTTGCTGCCGAACAGGGTGGATGATTTAAGGTTTCGTCCGTCCGATTTTGTGGGCAGGGTGCGGAATGGGGCGGCCAGGATGGCCTGTGCCCGGCTGGCCGGAGCGCATATGAGCCATATTGTGACGAGCCATGAGCCGTGGTTCAAGTGGATCGCGAGGCCCGGAGATGTAGCGGAGGAGGATGTGGAGGAGGCTAACACATGGTATGGCAAGTGTTCCGATATTGCTTTGATGGAGCTGACGCGGAGCAATTTTTATTCCGAGATTTACGAGTGTTTTCTTGATCGTGTCGGCATGGGGACGGGGAGTTTGTATTGCGGGCCGGGCAGGAGCGTGAGGTTGTTGTTTAAGGCGATTTCCCCGGAACAGGTTTGCGGGGAGGTGGATGACGAGGGCCGGGTGGTGGTGTTTGTGAGGGAGATGCTGTTGTCTGCTTATGATGTGGCGGATTTGTTTGGCAAGGCGGCTTTGAGTGAGGGGATGGCGGCGGATTATCATCAGGGAGGGGCCGGTATGTATGAGAAGAAGTGGGTGGTGCTGCATGTGGTGCGGCGGGCGAAGAAGCCGAAGATGGGCCGCGGCTGGGAGAGTTTTTATGTGGATCAGCAGGGGAAGAGGGTGATGCGGCGGGAGATGGAGTGGGAGATGCCGTATATGGCGACGCGCTGGAAGATGAATGGGACAAGTTTTTTCGGGTTTGCTCCGTGGCAGGATGTGGAGGGCGAGGTGAGGGGGGTGGAGGAGATTGAGAAGGATTTGGAGAAGGCGCGGCGTGTGGCGATAGATCCCCGGATTTTGACGGCGGCAAAGCTGGTGGGAGAGGTTGATTTGCGGGCTGGCGGGAAGACGTTGGTTGATCCGGATTTGTTGCAGGATGGCGGAGTGTTGTTGCCGAAGGAGTGGGCGGCTGTGGGGGATGTGAGTCTTTCTTATAAGCAGCTTGCGGATAAGGAGCAGCGGATTAAGGATGCGTTTTTGGTGCCGATGCTGGAGCTGTTTGCGTATGATGAGGGTAAGAAGGGGTTTCCCACGGCGACGGAGGTGATGGCGCGCGAGAATCAGTATTTGTTGCAGTTTTTTCCGTCTTTCGTGCAGTTTGCCTATGATGTGCAGCCGACGCTGGACAGGGTGTTTATGGTACTGTACAGGGCCGGGGTTTTTCCAGATCCGCCTGATTGCGTGAGAGAGGATGTGATTAGGAATGGGGCTGTTGTGGGGACTGTGCTGAAGAATCCGGGGGTGACGTATAATAATAAGGTGGCGTTGGTGCTGAAGCGGATTGAGAGCGATGCTTTTGCTGCCGCGTTGAGGGAGGCGGTGGAGTTGGGTGAGGCGGTACCCGGTTTGCTGGATCATTTGGATGTGGATCGTGGCATGAGAGCGCGGCTGCGGTCTCTTGGCGTGTCTGAGGATAGTATCAGGGGGAATATTGAGGTGGAGGACATGAGGCGGCGGAAGAGTGCGGCGGTGATGGATGAGGATGAGTTGAGGCTGCGTCAGGCGGGCGCGGCTGTGATGAAGGATGAGGCTGCGGCTGCCAAGATGGCGGCGGAGGCTCAGGGTGGAGCGGCGTAGTTGATTTATGAGCAGTACGTTTTATGATTAGTTATAATGTAGATAAAGAGAAGGAGTTGTTAGATTTGTTTGCGCGGAGGTGGAAGGCCAAGAGGTTGTTGTTGCGGAGCGAGGAGTGGAAGGTGGTGCTGGAGTGGATGAAGGAGTTTTTTCAGACAGATTTGCCGTGTTTTCAGAAGCAGGATGGGGAGAGGTTGTTTGATCCTTTGGATGCGATGAGGCGGGATGCTCATCGTGAGGTGGTGTTGTGGCTGGAGATGCTGCCGAAGGATAAGGGTAGAGAGGAGGGCGAGTAATGAAGAGACGGTACAGGAGAGGGATTGGCAAGAGTACGGGGAAGGGGCCGAAACGGCCTGCCGTGGCGGAGGTGGCAGAAGGCGGAGCTCAACAGATTGAAGATAGAAGAAGTGATATGATTAATGATAAAGAATGCAATCATGCCGAGGCGATAGCCAAGGATTTTTACAGGGTAGTTTCCGAGGATAACGGCGGCGGCTGGAAGTCCTGGGAAGATTTAACCGATCCGCAGCGGTCCGCGTTTGTGCGATTGGCGCAGCAAGCCCTGCCCATTATTGGCAGGCATGCGCTGGGGGATGTCCGTGACTATCTCGGTATTAAGGCTGCCGGCAAGTCTAGCTGGTGGGAAAAGGCCCTGTATGCCGCCGGAGCAGTTATTGCCGGGGCTATCCTTGGCGGCTTGGGAATGTCTCTGTCCGGTTGTGGGCATTCCGTGAATGTGACGCCAGACCGGGCTGAGGTGTGCAAGGATGGGGCCTGTCTGGTGCTGGAGCCGGGGCGTGTGAGTTTTTCACAGGTTCAGCCCGTGAGTGATGTTTCTCCCGTAGTTAAACAGGATAAGTAAGATGACCGGTTCCCTGACGAGCTGTTCCGTTCTTGGCGCGGCGATGCTGACGGTGGCGAATGCCGTTACTTCTACCCCGACGATTGATAGTTTGATGACTCCGGCGAGTGTGGTGAGCGTGATGTCGATTTTCCTTTGGAGGGAGACGAAGAAGAATGAGAAGTTGCAGGCGGAGTTGGAGAAGGAGCGGGAGGCGCGTCGGGAGGCCGAGCATAAGTGCAGTTCGTGTCAGTTTGTAGTAGAGGCGAATGAACAGTTTATAAGCAAGAATAAGTAGATGATGAGAGTAGCATTGAGTATCGGGCATAGCCCGCAGGATGGCGGGGCTGTAATGACGAACCGGAAGCATTCAGAGTTTTCTTTCTGGACGGCCCATATTGGCAAGGTGAAGGATGAGTTGGAGCGGCTGGGTTATGAGGCTGTGGTGTGCAATCGGTCTGAGGCTGGGGGAACGACACCGATTTACGCGGCCCGGAGGTGTAATGCGGTGGGAGCGGATTTGGCCGTGGAGTTTCACTTCAATGGTGCAGATACAGGAATTGGAGGCACAGAAACTTTGTATTGGTACGCCTCCAAGAACGGGAAGAAAGCGGCTGAACTGATACAGGCGGCGATGTGTGATGTGCTGAGGCTCCCTGATCGCGGTTTGAAGCCGATCAAGTGTAAGAGTGACAGAGGTTATTATTATTTCAGAGAAACGCGCATGCCGGCGTTGATGCTGGAGCCTGCGTTTGCGTCCTCACACGTGACGGATTGCGACAGGCTGGAAGAACGGGTTGACGCGCTTTGCGTGGCGATTGCCGGGGCGATTGATAAGTATTTCAAGGAGGGGGCTGTATGATTGTTGATACCGTTAAAGGTTGTGCGTATGTGCTGACGTGTACGACGGCCTGTACCGTTCATGCCGTTTTTGATGGGGCTTCTTCCTTGCTTGTTTTGGAAGCGGGCGAAGAGGGGCAATACGGTTTTGTAGCTCCTACGGATGCTGTGGAGGTGTCCGATGAGCATGCGCTGGTTACTCAGACTTTTAAGGGGGCCGTCCCGGGATTGTCTGCCCGGGACGGCATTCAGCCGGGGGATGATGCCACGTTGAAGAGTTTGCTGGCGGAGTCCGGGACTTTTACAGGGACCGTCAACGCCAACGGAGGGGTGAACATCCCGCTGGCTGTGGGTGCGCCGACCGATACGGGCGCGGTCAACCGCCTGCATGCCGCAGGCTTGGCCGGAGTGACGGACATTTTTTCCCAGCACGCCTACCTCAACACGGGCAGCATTACGGCGACAGGGACGGCGGCAACTACCGCTCTCATTCCCGGCCAGTATGCGCAGGTTAGAGTGCCTGCCGGGACTCACAGCACGATTGTCTTTCCCTTCACAGGGCCTAACGGTCAACATAATTATTCCAACTTTGCGGGATTCTCCATTCCGTGGCGCATACCCGGCGCAGGCAAAATTACCATAGGCATCGGACGAGGCAGCAAAACGACAAGATCTGATTTAACCCAGGGATCGTACAGTATTATCCCTGGCAATAATCTGGCCCACAACAGCGGCGAAATTCTGGACATCACATTTGATAATGTACGGGATGCGACCCGCGGGGGCTACGTGGTCAAGGTGCGTGAGATTTACGCTCTTTCCAAGGCGGCAGGGTGGAGGGTGAAAACTACTACAAGTTTTGTGCCCGCGACGCATAACGAGCCTATACCTTCAATCGTTAATAAAATTATCTATCATCAACGAACCCAGTACAAATTCGAGAGCGAATATATTTCGTACGGCAGCCTCTATTTGCTGACGGGCGGAGGGCAGACGGTGCAGCTGCATAAAATCGCGGCGGTGCGCGGCGTTAATGCCTTTGAAACGGGCTTGGGGATTAGTTCGATAGTTACTGATTTGCCGGGGAACGCGAGCGGGGATGTGTACATGCAGGTGGGGTCTGCGGTGCGCACCCTCTACCAGCCCGGCAACATCAATCCCGTTTATTACGCGCTGGAAGCATTGGCAAGAAACGATATTGAAGCCGAAGAAACGGCAGATTTTGTGGACATTAACATACCCCTCTAATGATGAACGACGCAGAAATACAAATTCAGTTTCCGAAGCCTGGAACATGGCAGGAATTCACTCTGACGCCCATTTATCAGGACAAGGGCGGATATAGACCTCCGGCACGCTATACGCAGGACGAGATACCGGCGGAGCAGGCACCGGCCATGCAGGCCGTTGTTGCCGCGCTGGTTGGACTGGCGGAACCGTGGCAGGCGGTGCAGGTGTGGGCAAGGCTGGGAAAAGATGTCCTGACCCTTGCGGAGGATGGTGCCTATACAATGATTGATGCGGTGTCTTTGACCGTTGAGGCCGTCCATGCGGAGACCAAAGGCCGCAGGATTTTTACAGTCTCGGACTACCCGGCTTTTATCATCACGGACCCCGCCGCCGTGGAGTTTTTCAAGTTTTTTACCAAGGATGAGCGGGTATGAGTGGGCGGTGAGGTATGCGGGCAGCCATGAGCGTTTGTGGGAGGAGTGCAGACGGGTACTGGATGCGGGAGGTGTGGCGGCGATGAGCGGGGAGGTTGTGTTGCTTGGGTGGCTGGTGGATGGGGGGCGCGTGTTTTATGTGCATTTGGCGTGGGGGAGTGTTCATGAGTTGGTGGAGCTGGCACGGGGTTGTCTGGGCGAGCAGGCGCAGGGGGTGGAACGGGTGAGGTTTGAGCGTGGCGGGCGGGAGCGGGACAGGGGGATGCGTGAGGTGGCGTTGGTGGATTTATTAAGTATTAAAGACTAGAGATTAAATATTATGTTTATTGGTAAATTGATTGCGAATGGTTTTTTGCGCGAGGAGGCAGGTGACGGGGGCGCAAATGGCGGCGGCCCGGTGAGCCTGATGGCTGGTGCCGGAAATAATGCTGGTGGAGATGGGGCCGGAAACGGTGACGGGGATGGAGGAGAAGGAGACGGAGGCAACAGTGGTGGAGATGGCGGAAGCGGTGCGCCCGGAGCGGGCGCCGTGCTGCGGTATGATTTGGGGGATGAGGCGGCGATGACGGCATGGAGGGAGGCTCTTGGGATGAATAAGGAGTTTGCGGGCGATGAGTTTTTGCCCGCTGCCCCGGAGGGGCTGCCGGAGGGGGTGTGGGATGCGGAGGCGGTGGAGGTGCTGGGCCGCAAGGCTTGGGAGCTGGGGGTGCCGAAGGAGGCTTTTGCGGGGATTGTGCATGAGTTTGCCACCCGGAGCGCAGAGGCTCAGAGGGCGGCGGATGCCGCCGAGGCTGAGCGCGTGGCCGCTGTGAAGGCTGAGCTGGAGGGGTTGTGGGGAGATGGATATGGGGCGCATGTGAGGAGTGCGGTGAGTGCGCTGGAGATGCTGGCCAAGATGACCGGGGTGAGTGGTGAGGAGGTGCGTGCCGTGGTGGATGATCCGGTGATCGGCACGAATCCGGTGATGATCCGGCTTCTGGCTCAGATGGGGGCGATGATGCAGGATGAGCCTGCCAAGGGGCTTAACATGCCCGGGGGCGCGGCTGCCGGGGGGAAGGCGGAGGCGGAGAGGATGATGAATGATCCGAGCCACCCTTTACATGAGGCGTTTATGAATCCGAACCATGCCAATCACAGGTATGCCGATGAGCAGTATAACCGCCTGATGGGGTTTTAGGGTCATGGAGAGCGAGTAAGAACAAGAGTTATTAACATTTAGTTATTATATTATTATGGCAGTTACAATTAGCGATAATTATCAGGTCAAGTACACGAATAAGTGGGGGGTGTTGCTGCAACAGAAGGTGAGCGCATTGGAGAAGCTGGTGACGGTGGACAGGGATTGCAAGGGGGAGGTGAAGTTTATTGACCAGTACGGGGTGCTTGATTTTAAGGAGAAGACGACGCGCATGGGGAGCACCACGCTTGATGAGGCTCCTACGTTGAGGCGTTCCATGCGTCCGCGCATTTTCACCAAGGCGGTAGGGTTTGACGAGTTTGACGCGACGAAGCTTGGCGATTTGGATTTGCCGGTGAGCAAGACGCTGGAGGGGTTGAGGATGGCGGCGAACCGGAAGATGGATGATGTGATGATTGCCGCGTTTCTAGGGCAGAATTTTGTGGGTAAGGACGGGACGACGGCTAAGGCTTTTCCAGTCGACCGAGTTGTTGCCAAGGATTATGTGGAGTCCGGCACGAAGGCCTCAAGCGGCCTGACGCTGGCTAAGCTGCGCCGGACGTTGCAGATGTTTCAGGAGGCGGATGCGTGGACGGAGGATAGTTCCGCCGCCGGGGATCAGCTTGTGTTTGCGTGTTCTTCCGCGCAGATTCTTAATTTGCTGAGCACGACGGAGGTGACTTCTTACGATTATAATAGCGTGAAGGCTCTGGTGGATGGGAAGGTTGATACGTTTATGGGGTTCAAGTTTGTCCGCACGGAGCTTTTGCCCAAGTCCGAGGGGGTGAGGGAGTGCCTTGCATGGGTGAAGAGCCGCGCCCAGTTCGGGCTGTGGAATGATTTCAAGGTGAAGATTTCCGTGAGGGATGATTTGGATGAGGCGTTGCAGATCCGCGCGAAGTTTGCCTGCGGGGCAACGCGTCTGGAGGAGAAGGGGTTTGTTAAGGTGCTGTGCGCACAGTAAGGAGTTGTTTCCGGGCAATGTTTGTTGCCGTGGAGCGGCGGGGGGCGGTCTGCGGGCCGCCCTCCGTTTTCAGCTTAGTTTTTTGATGATGTTATGAAGCAGTTGGATGTGGTTAATTTTGCCCTTGCCAAGTTGGGGAAGGCTCCTGTGACGGGGCTGGATGATGAGGAGGTGGGGGCTGTGTTGCGAGCCATGTGGCCGAGCGCAGTGGAGTATGTTGTGCAGGAGGTGAAGCCTGTGTGGGCGAAGAGGGTGGCGCAGTTGGAGGGTGAAGAGGATTTGCGGCTGCCCGGTTTTGTGCGGAGCGAGGCGTTGCCGGAGGGTTGTGTGGATGTGGTGGATGTGGATGGGGCCGGGTGGTGCGTGTTTGACGGGAGGTTGTTTTGGACAGGGGAAGGGAGGGAGGTGCGCGTGGTGTATTTAGTGAGGCCGGATGATGCCGCCCATGAGTGGTGTTGTGCGGATGGAGAGTTGCTGGCCGCCAAGCTGGCGTGCCTGTGCGCGTTGACCGTTACCGGGCGCGGGGATTTGGAGGGACGGCTGCAAGCGGATGTGAGGCGGCTGGAGATGAGGGCGCAGTACCGGGCGCGGTTGCAGGATATGGGACGGGGAGGGAGAGATGAAACGGTGTCTCCGTGGGGGAGGAGGGGGATTGTATGAGCGGGATGAGGGTGGCGTTTACCGGAGGTGAGTGGAACCGCATGGGGGCGATAAGGTATGATGTGGATGGGTATGGCCGGAGCGCGCAGACGATTGTGAATTTTCTGGTGCATACGTTCGGCGGGCTGATGCGGCGGCCCGGCGCGGAGAGGATGTGTGCGGTGGATGGAGGGGCCGCTTGCGGGCGGGTGCGGCTGATGGGGATGGATGTGAGTGATGAGCGGCGGTATATGGTGGTGTTTGGAGCGGGGTTTGTGGAGGTGTTCCGGCTGGATGGGAGTTTGGCCGCCCGGCTGGAGAGTCCGTGGACGGAGCAGGATTTGCCGGAGCTGCGGTGGGTGCAGTGCAATGACGTGGTGTGGGTGGTGTGCGGGAGGGTGGCTCCGCAGAGGCTGGAGAGGCATGGCGATGATGATTGGAGGCTGGCGGTGATGGAGTTTGACCGGAGTCCGAGGGAGTTTGCGATTTCCAAGGATGGGGAGGCATGGGTTGAGCGTGATGCGGGTGGGTTGATGTTTGGTGCTGACCGCCATGTGTTCCGCTCAGAGGAGTTTGGCACGAGTGTTCTTTATACTCAGCATATGGCGGAGCGGGTGGTGGTGGCGCAGACTCACGCGGAGTTGACCGGGACGGGTAATCCGCCCGAGGCCGTTCCTGATTTGTCCGCTGCGGGTACGATTGTTTTGGCGGGGCAGGAGTTGTGGACGGTGAGCGGCGATGTGCGTGTTACATGGACATGTTATAAGCAGTATTACGGGAGGACGGATTATAAGGGGAGCAAGAGTTTGGCTGATTATCCGGAGTTTTTCTTTCCCGGATGGGTGGTGAGCCGATTTGGGAGCGGGTTTAACAGCATGCGGGAGTGGTGGGCTTCCAGCGATGGGCCGCAGAGGGCGTTCGTGTGCCATGAGGGGGCGTGGACGCTGAAGACTTACGGGAATGAGGATCAGCGGTGGCAGGGCGAGTTTCAGTTGATGGGTGCGGATGCGGAGGATGAGAGTTTGAGCCCTCATAAGTTTGAGGTGCTGCACAGGTTTTGGTCATGGGACGGGGATTGGCGGAATTTTGAGTTCAGCGGCACGTGTGAACGTCCTACACGTTTGCAGTTGCGGGTGATGAAGTATAAGCCCGCGGCGACTAACTGGGGCAGGCATGAGTTGAGGCTGAATGCGTGGGATTATGAGGCGGAGGGGCTGGTTGCCGGGGTTGGCGATTATTGGGAGGAGGTGTGGGGGACGGTGCTGGAGCTGGATGGGGGGAGGCTGCTGCTGGCAGGGAAGGCCCATGCCTGTTGTTATGTGTTTGACCGGGTGGACGGCGGGGGCCGCAAGGTGGGCGCGGAACGGGATGATGGCTGCGGATGGGTGGGGGGATGTGTGTTGAAGGATGGCCGGGCGTTTTTGACCAGCGGAGGGGCAAGGTGTTGTGTGCTGGATGTGGAGAGCGGGGAGGAGAGTGAGGTGCTTTTGGAAGGGGTTGGGGATCGTTTTTTTGGCGAGGCGGTGTTGCTGGATGATGGGCGGGTGCTGCTGACTCCGTATATGGCGACGGCTTTTTATGTGTATGATCCTGCGGATGGAAGTTTGGAGAAGGTGGCGCATTCCGGGCTGGCAGTTACAAGCGGGAGTTACCGGAGGGCCGCTGTGGTGGATGGCGGGAGGGTGTTGCTTTGCCCCTGCAATAATGGCGTTGCATGCGCGGTGTATGATCCTGTGGCGCAGAGTTTGACTGCCTGCACGGTGACCGGGAGCAAGAAGGCTGTCTGGCATGTGATGCCGTTGCGGGATGGCCGGGCTGTGTTGTTGTGCGGAGAGAGTGCTGGGGATGTGGCGGATGGGGAGGCTGCCATGGGGAGTGTGTGTTTGTATGAGGATGGGAAGGTGGTTGAGAAGATGGGTTCCTTTTTGGGGCTGGCCGGGTGTGTGGAGAGGGAGGATGGGCGTGTGGTGTTGTTGTATTTTGGTCTTGGCGGTTGGGGCGAGTTTGTATGGGATTTGGAGGATGGCAAGACGATCGAGAGCAAGGTGACGGTGAATGGGTTTTGGCCGAGGAAGTGGAAGTGGTGCGGGTGGCGCAGCGGGGGGATGGATATGGTGAATTTTTTGTCCGGTGCCGTGGGGAGAGGCGTTGATCAGGTTTGGACGGCGGCAGAGATGGGTGGGATGAAGTGGAGGGTGCTGAGGTTGAGTTATAAGACGTATGGGGGGGCCGGATTGCCGTATGAGAGGGCGGTGACGGATGTGTGGAGCAGGGGGATGTTTGGGGGAGGGTGCGGGTGGCCGAGTGCTGTGGCGATGCACCAAGGGAGGTTGTGGCTGGCCGGGACGGCGGCGAATCCACAGACGGTGTGGGGGAGCGTGGTGGATGATTTTGCCAATTTCCAGATTGGGGACAGCGATGAAGATGCGATTCAGGTGACGCTGGCGGCCAAGGATTGCCACCGGATTGTGTGGATGGAGAGCGTGAATGATTTGTTGATTGGTTCCACGGCCCAGGTTTGGCGGCTGAGCGGAGGCGAGGGCGGCGTGGTGACTCCTGATTTTTGCCGCGCTGCCGTGCAGTTGAGGGTGGGGTGCAGCCGGGTGGATGCGGAGGCGACGGATGGAGGATGCGTGTTTGTCCAGAGAGGGGGGATGAGGGTGAAGGAGCTGGGGTACAGTTTTGAGGCGGACGGGTACAGGGCCGCCGATACGACGACGTTTGCCGAGCATGCAGGCGGGCCGGGAGGGTTTGTGGGGCTGGCCGTGCAGCGCGTGCCGGAGGTGAGGATTTGGGGGGTGAGGGCTGATGGCGGGCTGGCTGTTCTGACGTATAATGCCGAGCAGCGGGTGTGCGCGTGGACGAGGCATGTGCTGGGAGGGGGCGGCAGGGCGTTGAGCGTGGCCGTGATGGATGGGCAGGATGCCGATGAGGTGTGGCTGGCTGTGGAGCGTGATGGCCGGGTTAGTCTGGAGCGGCTGGTGGAGGGGTGCGGCGTGTTCCGGGACGGATGGAGCCGTGGGGGAGATGCCGGGGTGCCGTATGAGTCCGTACTGGTTACAAATGGGCTTGCGTTTGAGCAGGGTGCGGGGGTAAAGTCAGGGAGTGTGAGCGTGCGTGCGCGGTTTGTCGCGAGCGCGGCGGATGGGGTGCGTGCAGGGTTTTGCGGGCGGTTGACGGAGTTGAGCAGGAGCCGGGGCGATGTGCTGGACGGCTGGCAGGATTTGACGGTGCCGGGGGTGTGGAGTGATGAGCTGGTGTTTGAGTTGCGGTGCGCCGGGGATGGCGATGTGCGTTTGCTGGGGTTTGATGTGCAGTTTTCAAAGTAGTTTATTGATAGATATTATATTATGGAATGGTTTCAGTTAGGTATGGCCGGTCTTCAGGGGCTGGCCGGCGCGTTCCGGGGACGCGCCGAGAGGGAAGCCGGGCGGCAGGCGCGGCAGACGGCTTATTATAATGCGTCCGCGCTGGACAGGGAGGCGGATGCGCTGGATGCGGAGAGCGCGGAGAATCAGATGAGGATGCGGGCAATGCAGGGGGTGGCCACAGGGCAGGCCGCCGCACAGACGGCGGCGAGCGGCGTGGAGCGGAGCGGGAGCGCGCTGGGGAGGGAGATGAAGGTTGCGACGCGGTTTGAGCAGGAGGTGAATGATTTGGCGGCGCGCAGTTTGCAGCGGTCTTCCGCCATGAGGGAGCAGGCCCAGATGGAGAGGTGGAAGGGGAGGCAGGCGGAGCGGGCCGGCAAGGTGTCCGGGTTCGGTAGTTTGCTGAGCGGCGTGGTGCAGGGCGGCGCAACGGCTTTTAATGCTTTCAAGTAGATATGGATAAGTTTTCTTTGTTGAGCGGGTATCATGAGCCTGTGCTGGCTGATACGGGGGCCGCAACGGCTCCGGCGCGCGCGGCGGCGGAGGTGGCCGGGGAGATGGGGGCCGGGGCGAGGTTGCTGGCGCGGGAGGATGAGGAGAGGGCGCGGTTGCAGGAGAAGGCGGACAGGATGGCCGATGCGGGGAGTTTTGAGGATGTGAAGAGGTTGATGGAGGAGGAGAGAGGGTTATGGGATAATGCCGAGCTGGCGGCGGGGAATAAGCCGGGGAGGGAGGCCCGCTGGAATGCGCTGGTGAGCAAGAGGCTGGGGCCTATGTTCCGCAAGGTTAAGTTTAAGACGCCGGAGGTGAAGGAGCGGGCGCGGCTGTGGTATGATGCGTTTACGTCAACGGGCCGTATTGATGCCGGGCGCAGGGAGTTGCTGGCGAGTAAGGAGAGGGCTGCCAAGTCTTTCAAGGCGAGGTATGATTTTTGCCTGAGGGGTGGGGATTATTATGGCGCGAGGGAAGCGGTGCAGACGGCTGGCGCGGAGGGGGTGATGGAGCCGGATGAGCAGCAGTTGATGTTTCAGGATGTGAGTTTCAAGGAGACGGAGAGCAGGGTGCAGACGGCGATTCAGAGAGATCCTTTTCATGGGTTGGATGCGCTGGAGAAGTCGGGAGGGCTGGATGCGGTGAAGGGTAGGCCGGATGTGATTGAGGGGTTCCGGAAACAGGCGGAGGCGGCAAGGCGCAAGGCTCAGGCCGGAGTGGCTCAGGGGTATGTGATGGATGCGTTTGAGGGCCGGGAGTTCCGGGGAAATGATTTGGAGAAGGATGTGAAGGAGGGGCGCGTGGCCGTGGATGACGCGATGAGTTTGCGGGCGGCGGAAGAGCGGCGGAGGAAGGCTGTGGAGAAGATGGGGAAGGAGGAGGCGGAGTTGTACACGAGTCCGGAGGATTTTATGCGGGTGGATGGTTTGTTGCGGGGGTATGAGCCTGATTTGGATGTTGACGGGACGATGTATGCGGAGGTGGAGAGGGAGATTGCCACGTCCATGCTTTCCAAGACGACGAAGGAGAGGATGATGGCGGAGCTGAAGGATCTGGCCGTGGGGAATGTGCCCGCACGGTTCCGGGGGGCGGCTAGGGAAGCGGCGAGTGTAGTTGAGGGGATGGTGGATGGAGAGGTGTTCGGGAAGTGGAAAGAGACGCAGAAAGAGGGAGATTTTGCCGGGTATGAGAGGTCTATGGCGGCGGCTTATCAGGTGAGACAGGGGCTGGAGCGGTGGGTACGAGAGAATCCGGGGGCAAGCCGAGAGGAGATTAGGGCACAGGCTGAGAGGCTGGCGGCGGATGGTACAGGGGTGAAGTTGTCAGGCCGTCAGAATGTTCCGGGTGTGGCGGCTCCTGAGCCTGAAGTGAAGCTGAAGAGTGTTGGCGCGAGTGAGGTGCTGGATGAGTTGGGGGTGGATATGAATGAGCAAGGTAATGCTGCTCTGCTGCCTCCGCTGAATGGGGATTGGGGTGCTCCGGCTCAGAACAGGGAGGGATGGAGAAAGGTTCTGGAGGGTGTGAGTATGAAAGGGAAGGATTTGAGGCAGTGCCATGCTGCCGTATTCAAGGTTTTAGATGTGAAGTCCGCCAAGGATGTAGCGGCATTGAAGCGGGTGGTGGAGGAGAAGTGGGCGTGGGAGAATGGGGAGAAGTGATGTTTCTGGTTAATGTTTAATAGTTAAAAGTTTTTATGTTTGGTAATGATATTTCACAGGTAGCGGCTCAGGCGAGGGAATTTGAACGTAGCGGGAAGAGGGATAAGTTTTTGGAAGAGAGCGCGAATGCTGTTTATGATGACGGAGAGGGCAGGCAGTTGTTCCCTGTGGAGATTGATCCGGCAATGGATCGGTATTTGCGGCAGAAGGGGGAGGGTTGGCAGGCTGACGCTTATCGGAGCTGGCAACGCGGGAAGATGTTGGCCGCCGATTTGAGGAAGGGCGGGGATGATCCGATGAAAGCGGAGAAGGAGCGCGTGCTGGGCGAAGAGAGAGCCAAGGTGCAGGAGTATGTTAATGAGAGGACAAGGCGCGGCATGCCTTTGTTTCCTGATGCATTGGCGTTTAAGAGTGCTCAGGAGGATGAGGCGGAGTATGCGAGGAGAAAGGATAAGGTGGATTGGCACCGGAGCGTGTTTAACGGGGATTTGAAGAAGGTGCCGGAGAGTGTGAAGAAGGAGTTTGAGGCGCAGTTTTTCCCGGATAATGAGCTGGGGGATGAGTTGCGAGCGCGGTCGCTGGTGCTGGGATGGGCGTTGGATGAGGGAGGATATACCGAGAATCAGGTTTCGGCGCGAAACGGGGTTCCGCTACTGGAACAGATGGCTATACGGCTGAAGGAGCAGGGGGAGCAGATTGATTTTAATAAGCCGGGGCTGACGGTGTACAGGTTTCTCAGCAGGCGGGCGCAGGAGGATGCTCATGCTGACGAGTTGCTGAAGGGGGCTGCCGAGAGCGTGAGGCAGGCTGTGCTGACGGGCGGGGACGGAAGACAGGCGTTGTGGGAGCAGAGGGGACAAATGGGAGAGGATATGTATAAGAAGGTGGGGAATACATTGCGATGGGTGAAGGCGGATGCGGAGAGGACAAGGCGAGGGCTGGAGCCGGTGTTGCCGCGCGTGATGGAGGGGCTGGAGTGGGCCGTGAAGTATGCTGACGGTACGGCGAACCGGATTTTTCAGCCGGAGGGGATGGCTTCAATCCACCAAGCCCTGAAGGCGATGGATGGTCTTACGGATGCCCAGATGGATGCGCTGGCTGAGATTGTGCAGCGCAAGGGCGGGAATGAGGGGAGTTATATGGCGAATGTATGGAAGGCCGGGAACCGTGGCTGGGAGGATTTGGGTAATGGAATCAGGTCTTTGCTGCGAGGCGGGATTGCGGCTCAGTTGGATGTGGCGGGGGGAGTGAAGGAGTTGTTTGGCGGCGATGGGTCTGCCCTGAAGGCTGACGCGAAGGCGGCGGATGAGTATGGCCGGAGGCTGGATGCTTTTCTGGCGATGGCGCAGGGGACGTACAAGCCGATTAACAAGCCGGAGTATGGGTGGTTTGGGAATGGGGTGCTGAGCGCGGCGCGGTCTGTGCCGATTACGGCGTTGAGTTTTTCCGGTGTGGGGGCCGGGGTGGCGGCGATGTCTTATGCCGGGGATAGTTACAGCAAGGCCGTGCAGGAGCGTCCGGATGGCGGCAGGCTGGCGAGGATGGGCGGCGCGGCGGCGAGCGGTGCAGTGCAGGGCGCGCTGGACCGGGCGGGAGCGATCGTGGCAAAGGGGGTGATGGGGCTGAGGTCCGGGAGCGCGTTTGTGGATAAGTGGATGAGCAGGCTGAACCTGAGCCGTCAGGCGATGAAGCTGAAGAGTTCCGCCCTGCGGGCAGGGGCGCGTTCCGGCGTGGCTGGGGGAATGGTGCTGGGCGAGGAGATGACGACGGAGAAGTTGCAGGATTTAGCCGATCCGGTGATGCAGAGTTTGGCTTCCGTGATGGCCGGGGAGGCTCCCGGTATTGATTGGGGCAGGTTCTGGAAAGATTTTACAGACCGTGACCAGAATATGGAGTTGTTTGGTTCCGTGCTGGCGTTTGCGCTGGTGGGGGCCGGGGCGCGGTTTACGGCTGAGGCCGGGATGCAACGGCAGTTGAGCCGGGAGTATGGGAAGCTGAAGCGGACGTTTGGTTTCAGCGATGCCTTGCTTGCCCGCATGCGTGCGGAGGAGAGCGATGTGGCGCGGTATGCGATGATGCAGGATGGGATTCAGGATTTCATGCGGCGGAATTACGGGAAGGAGGTGGACGGAGTGAAGGTGGGACTGGGCGACAGGGATGGGATGCGGAAGCTGGCCGCCCGCGGCGGAGTGAGGACGATGGATGTGGTGGCCGCTGCTGAAGCGCATGCTGCGGAGACGGCGCGAGGGGTGGATGAGGTGCGCGTGGACGGAGCGGAGGTACAGGATGGGAAGGGTGCTGTGGTGGATGTGAAGGGGACGGAGAGTGGCGGCGTGAGCGAGGTGGGGAGCGGGCCTGTGTTGAGTTTTGAGCATGGGCCTGTACCAGAGCGCAAGGGGCGGAGGCAAGCAGATGAGAAGGAGGCGATGAGGGAGTATGTGGAGGCGGTGAATGAGCAGTTGAAGGAGTTTGGGGCGAGTCCGATCCGCGAGGAGAGGAATGAGTTTACGGAGGAGATGCAGTATGTGGTGGAGCTGGGAGACAGGCCGGAGTTTTATGATTCTTACGAGGATGCTTTTGAGGCCGTGCAGCGGCATTTGGAGGAGCGGGAGGATGAGGTGGTGGAGGGGTTGAAGAGCGGTTTACGGCAGTACCGTGATAAGGATGAGGGGTATGTTGGGAGGGTGCAGGATGAAGCGAATGAGGAGATGATGCAGCATTTGAGCGATGTGGGGCAGGATGGGCGGATGAGTTTTGACCGGAGCAAGTTGAGTGTGCCGATGACGTTGGCGCAGTTGAAGACACAGGGCGATTTTATGCGTAAGTCTGCCGAGGGCCGGGAGAGGATTTATGCGGCGCAGATGGGAGTGGAGGCCGGGGTGGATGCTGCCCGGTTGCGGGTGTACGGAGCCAATGTGGCGCAGGAGTTTGCGAACGGGCGGTATGAGGTGGTGAGCAGGTTGTACCGGGGGGCTAATCCGTTTGACGTGTATGAGGAGTGGACGGAGGGGATGACCAAAGTGCTGATCCGGGATAATGAGTGGACGGTGGCGGAGTTTGAGGATGAGCTGAAGCGGCTGGAGGGCGCAACGGGTGAGACGTTTTTGGCAACCGGGGAAGGGGTGGACAGGTTACAGGCGGTTTGCGAAGGGGTGAGCAAGGCGGCGCGGGCACATTTGATGGGGCACATTTCCGATGAGAGGCTGCCGGATAAGTTGAGGAGGTGGTTTAAGATGTTCGCTTTGTTGTTTGCCAAGTATTTTGAGTTTGCGCAGGATTTGATGCTGGCGAAGAAGATGCTAGGAGCGGATGTGCAGGGGCAAATGGGAGAGAAGTTCCGTCGTCTGTTAAATGATTTTGCCGGGTTTGACGAGGAGGCGATTGCGGAGCGCGCGAGGAGGGAGGAACAGGCGCAGATTGAGGCGGAGGCGATGGGGGATGTGCCGGAGATTGGAGATTGGGTGGCCGGGAGGCTACCGCACCCGAAGACGGCGGCTGAGGCCGGGTCCGATTTAACCGGGGAGTTGCAGCGTATTTATGATGCGCTGACAACGAAGAGGACGGCCAAGGGAAGGCGCAGGAAGGATGGTACGCTGGGGAAGGGTTTTGAGCAACGGGTGGTGGCACGTGCAGAGCAGTTTTTCAGCAGGGATGGGCGTGTGTCCGATGTGCTGGAGGCCGCGAATGAGGCCGGGTTTGATTTTGCCGATTCCGGGGAGTTGTTGAGCGCGGTGTATGATAGTGTGGTGTACGGGTATAAGCGGTATGCGGCGCGCGGGGAAGGGCAGGAGGTGAGTTTCAGCATGGGGGACAGGGTAAGGCGCGTGCCGATGGCGGAGGCCCGGCGTGTGGCTGATGCGTTCCACCAAGTGGAGGGCATGGAGCCTGTTTCTGCGGATGTGCCGGAAGCGTATGCGACTGATTTGAAGGATGCGCTGGGGAATATAAGGGAACGGTATAGAGTGTTGCAGAAGGTGACTCAGGAACAGGGGTATGCGTTGGTGATGGGGGATGGGAAGAGGGTGCAGGTGGGAGGAAAGGGGTGGAGGGAAGTGAAACAGCATGCAGCCGATAGACGGGTTTTGGCTGCGTTGGCCGTGCTGCCGGAGTTGGCCGGGCGGGCTGAGTTTATTTATGCTGGAGAGAATTCAGATCTGGAACGTAAGCCTAATATAGCCAGGTTTCATTATTATTTGACGAAAGCGGATTTCAAGGGGGCTTCCGGTGATGGGAGTGCTGATTTGGCCTATGTGAATATTGCCGTGGCAGAGGGGAAGAATGGGGAGTTGTTTTATGATTTGGATGCTTCTACGGTGGAGGATGTAGATAGCATGAAGGGTACTTCCGCCACCCTGCAACGACCCCGCGTACCAAACACGGGCGAGGCAGGGGATGGAGTACCCCACAAGGGAAGGGTAGCGTTGTTGAAGGAGTTTGTCAATTATGTTGACAGAGATTTAGCTGGACAAGGAAGAGAAGGGCGTGAGGTGAGTGTGCAGGAGGTGGAGGCGCAAGGTGGGTTTGATGAGCATGGGGTTCTGGCGGCGGAGAATGCGGTGGTGGTGAAGCCGGATGGCGATGTAACGATGTCTGTTCGCGCCCTACATGCAAGTCCTTACAGTTTCCGGAAGTTTTCTACGGATTTCATGGGCAAGGGAGAGGGAGCGCAGGCGTATGGCTGGGGGTTGTATTTTGCGGAGTCAGAGAAGGTGAACCGGAGGTATATGGATCAGTTTGGGAAGGGATCATATAAATTTTGGAAGGTAAACGGAAAGAATGTTCCTGTTAAGGAGTTGTGGAAGGTTGTTCCGGGTGTGAGAGAAAGAGATGTGCCTTCTTTTTACAATGATCTGAATTTTTTGGAGTCAGCACGGAAGCATGAAAAAGAACTTCAGGAGCTTTATACGTATAGGAAGAATCTGCATGCTGACTTGGCGGAGAGACGTAAGACAGTAGAACAGGAAGAATTTGAACGGGATATTGCCAGATTTACGGAACGAACCCGGAAAAAGAAGCGTAAGGAGAGGGATGAGGAGTTGAAGCGCATTGTGGAGGGTGAGAGAAGAGAGCTTGAGGATATACAAGAGGATGTGCGTAATGCCGGACTGTCGCGTGAGTGGGCAGAGGCCGGGAATACGGTGGAGCGAGCCGCCGCGATGCCGTCTAATTACCGCGTGGAGTTGAATGTGGATGATTCTGTTCTTCTGGATTGGGACAGGCCGTTTTCCGAACAGAGCGAGACGGTGAAGGATGCGTTAGCCGAGGAGTTGGCGCAACGAATCGGGTGTACGAAGGAGGTTGCGCTTGAGTCTCTGTTGATGGAGGGTCGCCGGTTTAACGGGGAGCAGATTTATGTTGGCCTTTGCGAAGGTTTTTCGAGGGATTGGAGAAATGGGAAGAAGAAGGCTTCTCTTGCCCTGCGGAAGTTTGGCATTAAGGGCATCAGGTATGCAGACGGTTTTTCCCGATGGAAGACTGAATCCGAACAAACCTGCAACTACGTCATCTTTAACGGTAACGATATTAAGATTACGGCATTTTCGGACGAGTCCACCGGGGGAGCATGGGCAGATTATGTGGATGAGTCTGCAACGTTTTCTATAAGGGAAAAGGCGGCTGTCAGGAAGAAGGCGGTCGCTGACGGGACGTTCATGAAGGCTCCGAATGGGAAGAATACGAATCTGACGGAAGACCAGTGGTTGTCCGTGCGCACGGAGGCGTTTAAGAGTTGGTTTGGGGATTGGGAGCATGACCCGGAGCATGCCTCCAAGGTTGTGGACGAGAATGGGGAGCCATTGGTGGTGTATCATGGGACTAAGAATCGAGGCTTTACGGTGTTTGAGAAAAGCATGATGCGTTCAGGCGGAGCCAAGAAAAACAAGGGAAAGAATCTTTACGGAGACGGGTTTTATTTTGCCTCGGATTACTATACGGCACAGAGTTATGGAAGAAATATCCTCGAATGTTTTCTTAATATCAGGAATCCCTCTCCTAACGATTTGATGTTGGATGCGGAAAATGACGGCATCAGAGGCAGTGTGCCGGGTAGTGTCATTTTCGTCGCTTTTGAACCCACGCAGATCAAGTCCGCCACGGATAACCGGGGTACGTTTGATTCAGATAATCCGGATATTACGTTTTCCGTGAGGGCGGTACAGAATCTTGGAGCTGTGCACAGTATTTCCCCGGATAAGTTGCTGGAAGCAGAGAAACTGGGCGGGATGCCTGTGCCGAGCGTGGCGGTGACAAGGCTGGATCAACCATATTCATGGGGTGGAGATGATAGTATTTATCTGATAGGCCGTCCGGGGATGATTGACCCAAAAAGAGGTGCGGAGGTGTACAGCCGTGACGCGTGGACAGGCAAGATGCCGTATTTAGTTCATAAGGCGGTGGGATGGGAGAGCCGGGAACAAACGGTAGCTGATTTGTTCAAGATGGAGGATGTGTATCAAAGCAGGGAGGATAGCAGTTGGTTGCATGGCCTGCGCTATTATATAGCTTTGGATTACGCCGGTGATAAGACTTCACGGGAAGATGTAGAGCGTTGTTTGCGCAATGAGGATGGCAAGGCGTTGTTTGCGTGGCAGAGTGGTTATCGTCCGCGTCCGAAGATGAGGAATGCGGCGATGAAGCATGCGTGGATGACGAAGGCATTGAGGGATGAGCTGGCCGCTTATGAGAGCCTGAGTGAAGAAGAGTATGAAAGCAGGGCGGGAGAGGTGCGGCAGAAGGCGGAAGAGGCTATTGATGCGTATGTGGGAGGGCTGTATGCGGAATTGGAAAAGAAGAAGCCGGCGATTGCAGCCAAGATGCGGGAGAGTATGCGGAAGACGTTTTTGAACAGTCTTTTCTTGAGTGATAAGTATGGGTTGAGAGAGGTGTTGACGGATGTCCGCAGGATGGGGAAACGCGTTCCTGATTTGAATGCCAACAGGAAGATGCTGGCGAGATATGCTGATTCCCATAAGAGGGCTTATGAGAAGTGGGTGCGGGAGAAGTTGGAAGGATGGTTCAGCGCGGCGCGGTATATTGAGGGGACGGGTACAAAGGCGACGCTGGAGAGTTTGACGAAGTGGATGCTGAGCCACAAGGGTCGCAATAAGGAGCAACAGTTGGTGTTTGGTTCCGGGAAGGTGAGGGCTGCTCAGGCGGAGCGTCTGGGGAGCATGGATGAGGTGAAGGCGATGCGCGAGCGGTTGTCTGATTCCGCCGCGAGCGGCACATCCAAGAAGATGACTGATGAGCTGTTGCAGGAGTTCCGTGAGGTTGTGTCTGATGTGTTTAAGGGCGGGGATGTGTTTGATTACAGCGGTATCGTGGAAATTCAGTCTGCGGCGATGGAGGCGTTGAGCAAGGTGTCGGGGAACCCGACGACCGGCAAGGTGATGACGGCGTTGAAGAAGGTTTTTCCCGGAGGGGCGCGTTTGAATAAGCTGTTGATGAGGGAGGATGTTTTAGAGAAAGGGGTGGATGCCCTGAAGAGCTTGAGGGCGGAGTTGGAGGATTATTTGGAGGCGGTGCCTCAAAGGGCTGTTGGGTTGGATGAGTGGGTGTATGCGGTAATGCCGGAGGAGTTGAAGATGAATCGGGAGGTGACTGCTCTGTTGAGGAGGCATGGGATTAAGCCGTTGTATCACGATGGAACGGCTGAGGGCAGGGTTGGGGTGATGGAGTCTTTGGTTGATGATCCTATGGTGTCGTTTTCCATGCGGATGATGCGTGGTGGACAGAGTGTGTGGGATTATCTGGCTGGGGTTCAGGGGCAGGCATTTGAGCAGGAAGCAAGGTTGTATGATGCAATGCAGAAACGGCTGGAGAGTGCGCTGCAAGTGAACGGGTTTACGAGAGATGGAGTGTATAAGGATGAGAAAGGGAAAGATGATGAGGCTGTGAGAGAGCGGATGCTGGCCGTGATGGCCGTATGTGATGCCGTGGTGACGGAGCTGCCGAGGGACGTGCGCGGAGGGATCAGGCCGGAGGTTGTTGCTACTTACCGGGAAGAGGTGATGGAGAAGAAGACGTGGAGGGGGCGGATGAATGCGCTGATGCGTATGGTGAAGTATGTGGATTGGCATATTGTGAATGAAGGAAAGAAGAGCCGATTTAAGGAGTTTGAACGGTTTAGAAAATGGGCGGCGGCAAGCGTGGGCGAGAACCGGGTACGGCGTGGGAAGATGAATGCGGAGGTTCAGAGACGGTTGGATATGGTGGAGAGGGCATTGGAGCTGGATGCGGATGAGCTGGAGACGGCGAGGAATACGGCGGAGAAGATAGTAGAGGAGAAGGCATTGATTGGAGGGGCTGAGTATGATGAGGCGGTGGAGTGGGTGCGTGCGCTGGATGCGTTTGGCGGCCTGTATGAAAGGAATGTGCACGGGAGGCTGACGGCTGATTTAGGCAGGATTCAGGGTGCGCTGGATGCTGTCAAGGAGATGTATGCGTCAGGGCGGCTGGCGAATGAGGCGTTTTGGGAGGATCGGCGTGAGCGTCTTGCTGATTTGCTGGAGGATGCCGGGAAGGGGCTGGGCCGTGAACAGCCGGTGAGCGTGAATGAGCGTACCGGAGCGGCGAAGCATGATGTGGGTGTGGGTAAGGGGATGCGGAATTTGGTGCGGGGTTTTGTGAGTTTTGAGAATTTGATGGAGGATTTGTTTGGAGCGGGAAAGGTGACGGAGTATTTTGCAGAGGGCATCAGGAAGGCGCGGCTGGAGTTTAATGATGTGCGACAGAAGCGAGTGCTGAGGTATTACGGTGCCTTGTACCGGATTGCGAGGCCGGATGAGTTTTTGAAGAGGGCTGACAGAAAGGTTGATGGTCAGGTGAAGCTGGGCGTGAGGCGGGTGGTGGACGGTATGTTGAAGGATTTAAGCGAGAATCGGGCTTGGGGGATTGAGGTGAAGATGCCGGGAGAGTTTAGGAGCGAGCGGGTGCGGATTGAAGAGGCGCGTGCGGTGGCGGAGGGGCGGCTGAAAGGAGATGAGTTGCCGAAGTGGGCGAAGAATCAGAAGGCGATGGATGCCCTGAAGATGGCGTTGAGCGAGATTCCGGCGAAGAGCAGGAAGGAGTTTGTGAAGTTTTCATGGCTGGAACAGGGCGCAGAGCTGGTGGAGATGGAGATGAGCGATTTGGAGGCGGCATATTTGCTACAGATGTCCGCGATGCCGGAGTATGAGGATAATCTGGAGGCGTTGGGTTTTGATCCGGCTGCGATGGAGAAGGTGAGGGATCATATTGACGTGCGGGCGTTGCGGGTGGCGGAGTATTTAGGGGAGGAGTATGAGCGAGGGTATGGAGAGTATAATGAGGTGTACAGGAGGTTGTTTGGATGTGATATGCCGAAAGTGCAGAATTATGCGCCGGGGTTTTTCGTAGTGGACAATGCCGCTGAAGCCGTCGATCCGATGGAGTCCAGAGGGAGCGGATGGATGAGTGTGGGGAGCATCAAGATGCGACGGAAGCATTATGCGCTGCCGCGTGTGGTGAGCTGCGTGAATGCGTATTGGGCGCACAGTATGCAGATGGACCATTGGGCGAGTTTTGCGGAGATTATGAGGGATATGAAGGCGGTATTGCTGAATGGGGAGTTGGGGAACAAGATTGATGCGGTGCATGGGGCGCAGGCAAGGACACATTTGACCAAGTGGGTGAAGGATTTAGAATTTGACGGTTCGCAGGAATCGGGCGGAGCCGGACAAGCTCAGCAAGTAGTGAGCCGGGTGTTGGGGGCGATGGCGCAAGGGGCTTTGAGTTATAACCTGAAGACATGTCTGAAGCAGCTCCCGGCCATGTTTTCCAGCATGGCGGATATGTCCCCCTCAGATGCCATGAAAGGGTTTATTGGGGCATTGGCTAATCCGGGACAGTTGGCGGAGATTTGGAAGAGCCCGACGATTCAACAGAGAATGATGCAGGGCATGAGTCCGGAAATGAGGCAGGCTTTGACGGCGAACCGGATGAAGGTGAGTATGCTGGGAGATGCCGTGGAAGCCGGGTTGTTGCCGATAGGATTGACTGATGCGGCATTTACGACGTTTTCCGGGGGTATTGCGTATATGGCGGCCAAGAAGAAAGCCATGAAAGAGGGATTGAGTAATGAGGTTGTGGAGCAGAGGGCGTTAGCCGAGTTGGATAAGGCGGTGCGGAGAACGGCTCAACCTATTGAGACAGAGCAGAAGAGCCCCTGGGAGATTCATGCGACCGCGCTGGGGCGTATGTTTATGATGTTCCGGTCTGATCCGCGTAAGCAGATAGCATTGAGTTATATGGCGATTGCGAAGTGGAAGAGGGGAGAGATTGGCATGGGAGAGGCTGCGTGGCGGTTTGGTCAGGCGTGGGTGGTGTACGGGATCATGAATCAGGTGATTGTGGAGTTTCTTAAGTGGGTGATGGGGCAGGATGACGATGAGGAGGAGTTGGATTTGTGGGATAGGTGGAAAGGGTTTGTGGTTAGTGGAGCGATGGGGGCGTTGTCCGGGGTGTATGGTCTGGCTGAATTATCGGAGGCTGTGTATTCCAAATTAACGGGTGAAAAATATCGAGTTTATGGTAATACGGTGAGTGATCATGTTGTTACATTGTGGAGGGGAATAGCTGGAGTATCTAAGATATATAACGGAGAGGATGAGGAGTATGGGAAGGTGATGAATCAGTTGGGAAGAGGGTTGAATGGTATGGGATTGTTTGCGGCGGCAGGAAAGCCGGAGATTGGAGCTGCGGTGCAAGTGGTAGGGCGCATTGTGAAAGAAACGAAGAGTATGGCCGGGACATGGGGGCATTTGTGGGATGATGAGATGGCTAAGGCTAAAGAGCAACAGAAGTTGATCAGGGCGACAAGAGCGGATGAAAAAAAGGAGAAGGAGGAGAAGCGGGAAGAAAGGAGGGTGTTGTTTGAGCGCGTGAGAGGATTGGATTATACAAGCCGTTTGAGGGTGTACCAAGAGGCGGGATTAGGGAAAGATGAGAGGAAACTTATGGAAAACCGGGTGAAGATGGATGGAGCATCCGAGGTTGTGAAGGCTGTGAGCCGGGTAAAGAAAGATAAGAGGAAGGAGCTGGTGGAGAAGTTGAAGGGGACGATGAGTGACGTAGAGTGTGAGGAGTTTGTGACTGAGCTGAAGGAGAAGGGGGTGAAGTGGAAGTGA